AGTTAGATGGAAAGACATTGAATCTATTGATAGTTTGGATGCTTGGGAAGTTGCAGTCAAGAAGAGAGTAGTTGGTGTATCTCTTAAGCAAGTTCTTATTGAAATGGGTTATGATTTGGAAGTTGCTGCTGCAATTGCTGCAACAGAACAATCATTAACCAATTTATCACAAAACACAAATACCAACAATGTAATGATGGAAGCCACTGGAGGCCAAATTGGAAACGAATAATACAGAAGAGCAAGTTACTAATGAAGAAACAACTTTAAATGATCCAAAGGCAGTTCTCGCTGCCTTGGATCGTGCAAAGTCTGATGCTAAAAAATTCAGGGAACAGAAAGAACAACTTGAAATTGATTTAAATAGCACCAGTCAAAAGATAGCAGAATTTAGTGGAAGACTTCTCCATGAGAAGGTTTTGCAAAAGATTTCTGCTGAAGGAATTAAGGATCCCAAGAGATTACTTAGGTTTATGGACATGAATAAACTTGAGTTTGATGAAAATCTAGAGGTTGTAGGGTTTGATGATCAATTCAGCAAACTTAAGGAAGACCTTCCTGAGATTTTTGATCCTAAACTTCGTGTTGGCGGTCAGTCTGATGCTGGCGTAAAGGCTAGTGTCACTACCCAATATACAGCAACACAATTACAGGCTGCTAAGATACTCGGCAAATTGTAATCTAATGCTATAATAGACTCATATAGTGCTGGTGGACGCTTGCCCTATAATTAGTCTGAATTAGACGATTCAAACATATAATTTAATCAAATCTATTTTTCTATAAGGAGAAAAACAAAATGGCTAGAACAGATTTAACAGAAGCCAATGGTTACATCCTAGAGGAACAAGGCAGTGCCGTCATTCAAGACCTTATTGCCAACTCTGCGGTGGAACGATTTGCTCGTCGTGAAGCAATGGCTTCTCGTACAAAGACTGTGCCACGCTTTAAGGCTGATGCTCCAGATGTTGTTGCTGAAGGCAATACTATCCCAGAAGCAGTTGCTACTCTTGATGAAGTAGTTCTTACAGCACGTAAGTATGCACAGATTATGCATATCTCAGAAGAAGATATAAACGATTCCCTAGTTGATGTACTCAGCACATACAAGCGTGAGTGGGCATCTCGTTGGGCACGTAAGTTTGACAATGCCACTCTCGGCGTTTATGCAGTACAAACAGGAAATGATGATGCACCATATACATCGCTTTTGACAGCAGTTGCAAATGATGCACCAGCAAACCTAATTCCAACTGGCGGAGATCTATCTTATGCAGATCTTAATTCAGCACTTGGTGTTGTTGAAGCATCTGATAAGTTTGATGCTGCTAATACAGTATGGATGGCACATCCAAAGATGCTTAAGGAAATCCGTGGAATGGTCAAGGGTAACTCTGACCTCGTTCTACCAGATCCACTAGCAGGAACTCCAGGAAGCCTATTTGGTTATCCATTGGTAGTTTCATATGGTGCTGCTCGTTCCGCTGCAGCGACTGATACACCAACAGGAAATGCATTGCTCATCTGCGGTAACCGCAATATGTTGATCAATGGTGTTCGTGGTGGAGTAGAATCAGTAGTTTCTCGTGATGCAGAATTCTCTAAGGATGGAGTTCTACTAAAGACTCGCATCCGTCGTGGATTCGCAGTTGCAGATGCAGACGCATTCGCAATCGTTGAGAAGACAGGAGCGTAATACTCATGCCATCAAAACTATACGGACAGTTCCTTTCACAGGCTCTTAACAAAGAGATTGATTGGGATACAGATACAATTAAAGTAGCACTCCTAAGCAATGCCTACACTCCAGATCAGGATGCACACAACTATTTTGATGATGTTGTTGCAAACGAAGTAACTGGAACAGGCTACACTCAGGGTGGTATCACTCTCGCAAATAAGACTAACACATACAACTCAGCAACAAACGTAATCGTTCTTGATGCTGACGATGTAACTTGGTCATCCTCAACAATTACTGCTCGTTATGCAGTAGTTTATGATGCTTCACCTGCAACCAATGCAACTCGTCCATTGATTGGATATGTTGACTTTGGTTCAGATCAGTCCTCAAGCAATGGTAATTTCACCATCACTTGGGATGCTACAGGTATCGTAAGGATCACAGTAGCATAATGAACATTAGAGTAGAAGCAGGTCCTTTAACTTTGGGATTAACCGCAAATATGGTTGAGCCTACCGTTAAGGTAGAAATTAAGGCTATCCATGGCCAATCTCTCCGCTCAACCTGGACCTGCTTCTCTCTATCCACTCCATCTATCAATGGTCACAGTCTGTCTGGGATTAATCCAGAATTAGCATTGATTGGAGGAATGGCTACGCTGTAACAGGCGTAGTCTTTTTTTATGGCATCAGTACTTAATACAAAAATAAATAGTTACGCAATAGAAAACGGTATTGAATTTGATTTTGCCGTTGCAACGCCACCAACACAGACTGGAACTATAACAGAAAATACATCTGCATATTGGACAATACTTGGAAGAAATGCTGTTTATGAATCAACAGTTGGTCCAGCAGGTGGTTCTGGTTCTTGGAAATTTACAGCCAACTCTGGTAATGGTTCTCGTTTAAGAAACAATGGTGGAGCCATACTAACACTGTCTGGTGACGGAGATTATTCCATTGGTTTCTGGGCAAAAATGAGTGAGTTAAGAGCAAGCAGTACATCAGATGTTTCTTCAGCAATTTATACTATTGCTTCTACTGCAACACATGGATTTGGTGTTTTTGTTACTGGTGGTGCTCATGCAACACCAAATAGAATTTCATTTAATGCAACAAACACAACTACAGTAACAGATATAACAGTAGATACTAATGCTTGGTATTATTTTGCTATAACAAAAACAGGAACAAACCTAAACTTTTATGTAAACAATGAATTAAAAGCAACTAGAACAAATATGCAAAATGCAAATGCTTCATTGCAGGCTTGGGGCGATCCACAAGCGATAGACACATTTACAGTAAATATATCAAACTGGTATTATGCATCAACATCAGTAATAGGTCCAACACAAATTGCAGAAATTTGGACAGTTGGTTCTACTGCTCCAGCAACAGTAAATTATTCTTCTGAACCAATGACGGCTTCGGCTTTAAATGTAGATCCATCATTAAGAATTAGTGAAAATATTTTGGAAACACCAGCAACAGCAACGGCATTAATAATGCATCCAACAATTATTACAACCATTGGAGATAGCACATATGTAACTACATCATTTATTGCTTCAATTGAATTTTTATCAAATTTTGCTGTATATGCAAGTCAAAATATAAATGTTGTAATAACAGAAACATTAGATGCTTCTATAGAATTAATTAATAATGTTATTGTTTCAACTGGTTCGGATGTAGATTTTTCTGCTCCAGAATTTATTGCAACTGCAATATTTGCTCAACCATTTGTTGCTAGAGAACCAATGACAGCATCAGCCACAATGCCAGGTGGAAATGCAACTGTCCAAGCAAATTATTATAATTTAGTTAAATCTTTAGATCCAGTATTTTATTATAACTTTAGAGAAAATACAATGCAAAATTATGGATCATGGAATATAAGTTCATATACTGTTGGATCAACTGTAACAAAAGACCAAACATCTCCTGGAGACTTAGCACAAATTGATAATGGAAAGTCTTGGAAGTTTACTGGTAATTATTTTAATGCACCAAACAGAGTAGAAGTATATCCTCAATCAGGTCAAAATTATGTGCCTAAAACTTATAACCCATATGCTCCACCACTAAATGGAAACCCAATTATAGATCTTGTGAGAAGTAGATCATTTGCGGTTGAATATTGGTTTACAACAAATTCATTATATGCTGGTGTAGGATTTAGAGTCGGAAACATTGATATAAGATTTAAAGATGGAATAATGGGATATGAGATTGACGCAACCCTACCAGGATGGTCAGATTCACCTAATGTTCCTGGACCAGCATACGAAAGAATTAAACTTGAAAATACACCAAAACTTTTATTAAATGATTGGAATCATATTGTTATAAATGTAACTCCAGCAACTTCTGATACGCCTAGTGGTTTTCATCCAACTGATCAAACTGTACAATTCTGGGTTAATTCATATTTACAAAATACCGTTAAATACACAATGGACTACACCAGAATGAGTGATCCAAATCGTGCAGACAATGTTGATTTATTTCATACAGCAGATCCTGATATTGTATATGCAAGCGCACTTTCCTCACCAACTAAAACTGTCAGTGAACAGGGAACTAGAGGCTTTTGGAAATCAGAATCCTCTACTCCAGCACAAGTATTTTTTGATGAAGTAGCAATTTATGATCAGCCACTAACAAGTTCACAAATCATAGACCATTATTCATTTATTTATAATCAAAGTCCAAATAGAAATATTTCTTCATTACCTTTAACGGCTTCAGCAATAAGTGGAGATCATGCAGTACTTGCAATTGATAATGTTAACATTGCAGAAACACCAGCAACAGCAAATGCTTTATTTGTACACCCTGCAATCTTGGCAGTTAAAAATCTTTCAATATCTGCAACTCCATTAACTGCTTCTGCCACAAACACTGATGTAACTGTTTATTACGGCAAAACAATGACTGCAGATACTGCAATTGCAACAGCAGAAATAAAAGAAGGTTTTGCATTAAATACAACATACTATGATTATGTTCAGGCTAATATTGCGCCATACAGATATGTTAATTTTGATACAGCAACTCCGTTTGCAGATTTTGGTTCTGATGCAGATTATGCAGTAAGCCCAACTCTTGTAGGTGGAACTATTGTTAATCCAGATCTTGGTATTAATGGCAAGTCTGCAAAAACTGCGGGATTAGATTATGTAACAGACGGAGTAATACTAAAAGAATCTGAGCATGATGATAATTGGGGCACTGGCAATAATTCATGGCATTCATCATTCTGGATTCAAAGAGCACTAGATGATAATTCAACAACAGGCCTTCGTGTTCTTTGGAACCTAAATGGTCATAACGACAATCAAAATGTTATTCTTTATCATTATCAAAATAAATTACACCTACAAATTAATAATCAGGTGGGTGCTCCAATAACAATAACATCTGCAAACAATGTAAATGTATTTGATTATGACAGACATAATATTGTTATTAATTCTCATCACAATAATAATAATAATGTTCTTTATGTATATGTTGATACAGTTTTAGTTTTAACTCAAAATATAGGAAGTTATGCAGTAACAACGATTAATAACCCAATACATGTAGGTGCCAATGATGAGGCTAATAATTTTGCAAGACTTTCAGTTGGTTGTTTGATTACACCATTTGCTTATACTGCTTTACCAGTTGTGCCAGCCAATACAAAACTTATTGTTGATGAAATTTATTGGGATAAAAATCAAATCTTACAAACACAGATAACTAATATATTTAATGTGATGCCAGAAAAAATAAATAATAATTTTGTTACATTGGCTTTTGAAACATCAACAGAAATAGTAATGCCAGCGATATCAACTACTGTTAATTTTGTTGCCGCTCCCGCAACGGCATCTACACAATTTGTTAATCCTTCTTTATTTATAGTAAGACATGTAATTATTGATGCAGAAACAACAACCGCTTCAGCACTTATGACTGATGCTATTGCATTTGCTCCAATTAATGTTACGGCTGATCTATTCATTGCGACAGCACTTTTTAATGATGCTGGTATTCTTATTAGTATTCCAGCACAGCCAATGCTTGCCACTGTTGATTTAATAAATAGACGAGACCCACTTATTGAACCAACAATAGAATATGGAATTTCGGTAACTACAAACGGAATTACTTATAAGTTAAGAGAATTTTCACCATATGTAAGATATTTAAGAATTGTTGCAAGAAACCAAAAAATTTATAAAGATATGGAGATTCTATAATGAAAGAAATAATTTTTAATGATTTACCAGGAAGATCTGAGCAAAACACATTCCTCAATTATGATATTTTTGAAGCAAGAAAAGGTGTTGAGTTTCTTGCTGTTCGGTGTGCATTTGACTTAAGCGATCCTTATGTTGGTGATGATTATCAAACTACTGAATCTGGCAGTAATTCTGGTGGCAAATATTGGGATAACAAAATGTATGGAGGAGGCTATCCTAGCGCAAGCGGTGCAGGTGGAAACTTAGTTCCATATTTTTATAACAAAGGAAGAATATCTAGAGCAACTTATGAAAGTGATTATCCTAAAACCTTAACTTTTGATCAAGAGGGATATGCTCCACAATTTAATGAAGACGCTATACTTTACACAAATCAATACTTTATACAAGATTTTGGCATTTCTGGTGGATCAAGCAAAATTAAAACAACAAGATCTGGATATTATGAATTTACTTTTAAAACAACAAAACAAAACTCAATAATTGGTTATGGAAATGCTGATGTTTTTCAGCAAGTAATTCCATATCCAAGTGCTGCAGAAGTTTCTAAAGAACTATCACTTGCAAAAGAGCCAGTCGTTATTACTTCAGATTATGCTTACATTCAAGAAGAAAATGTTACAAACAAAACTTTTTCTATTAATTTAAAAAATGGAAAAATAAATCTTAAATATAAAGATAACCTTATTAATCACGAAGATGATTTTGAAATTACTGGAAATTTAAATGTTGCAGATGATCAATGGCATCATGTTGTAATCAATCTTGGAAGACCAGGAACGCTAAGAGAGCGTGGATTAAAATTTAATAAAAAGTTTATTGAAATCTGGGTTGATGGTCAATTAGATTTTAGAACCACTGATTATATAAATAACAAAAACATTTTTTTCCCAATTATTGAGTGGATGTTAATGGATCCATTATTAGCAATTTCCTATGATGGAGTTATTGAAAATGGATGGAATACGGCAGACAGAAACGAACGAGGTTTTGAAAATTTTGATGCAACAATTGGGTTAAATGAAATTGGACCAATTACAACAAATGGAAGTTTTAGTGCTGCTGCAAGAGCAAATGCATTTAGCGGATCATTTCACACAATTGTTTCTGGAATTAATTATTGTTTAAATAAATTTGAAATACAGCAAAGACTAAGGTTGTGGCGTGGATACGAAAAAAGACTAGCAACTGTTTTAACTGCATCTGCTGAAATGATTAACCCTATTGTAAATACAAATAAAAAGAAAGCATTAAAATTATTTTGGAATGATTTAATTAATGATAAGGCTAAAGACGGAGTTGAATTAGATAATAATTTTGTTGTAGATTCTTATTCTGTTACACATAAAATTAAAAATTCTAAAACTGAAGTAAATAATATTGATGTAGCAAACTCAAAAACAATAACTATATTAGAAAATGTTAGAGCAGCCATAACATCAAATGTAATTTTGTGGGGCCCAGGTGTTGACACTTATTACAATGATTCTACTGTCACTGGTATTTTAAATAAAGAAATTAATACTTTTCCAGAAGTTAGACAATATAATCCTCTTGATTTAAACAATGAACCAGGATACAAAGAATACGATTATATCGATTATATCTATACACCAGGAGGAGCATATAGTCCTACAGGAACCAATAAGTTTACTACTTATGCTTACAACAATTTACTTATTGGTGGAGTTAAACTAGAAAATGGCGACAGAATTTTGTTAACAAATCAGTTTAGCAAGAGAGACAATGGAATTTATGTCTTTAATGGTCTTAATAAACCCTTGACAAGAGCAGTAGATGCCTCTTCACCTTTCCAGATTAACAATGGTGTGGTTAGAGTTACTGATGGACAATTTAAAGATACATCTTGGACATTAGAATCAGACATAGACTCACTATTGGATGATCAAAAATGGATTCAACTTGAATACAATCCAAATGCTGATAACATTAATGCTCAACCTATTTTCTTAAATAGGTGGACTGATGAAAAGGGTGTCGAAAGATTTATTGACTTACAACAAGATATTGATGTTACAGATTATGATTTGATTGTATTTATGAATTATCCATCGAATAATGATGAAATAAAAAATGCCTTAATTGGTTATTCAGATCTTGAAGTAAAAGTTAAATATGGTGCATTTATCAAGTCATTGGTTAATGTTTGTGCTCAAGGAGCAAGCCTATATGTCTCAAGTCCAAAACTTGCACAAGATATGGGTATAGTTAAAAAGTTTACAGAAGTTAGCCAACAGGTTGAAGCATCTGATGCTCAGTCTGCAGCAATTAGTCCTTTTGAATTCTCTGAGCCAGCAAGTAATTACTTTGATACACACAGAATAAATCAGCATCATTTGGCAACTCCTATTGCTGGATTGACAAATAGATCAACATATATTCTTACTGATTTTATTAATTACAATAATGGAAATGTATATGATTATGAACAGTACCATGCAAAATATGCATACCGTCAATTTGGATTACAAGAAGGAAATGAGTTCTTTATTGCAGGACTTGCATTGAGAAATATTACTGAAAACGACAAACTTCCAGGGTTTAAATTAAACCAAAAAGGAACAGGTAATTTGTTAGTAATGGATCCTGTTGATATTATTACTGGAACAGTGGTTACAAAACTTACCAACAATTATTATGTTGGTTCAACACTAACAAATAATCCATATGATGATTATGCAACTACTCTTGTTGTTCATAACAATCAAATGTTGTCTGGTCAATCAATAACTGGCAAAATATTTGTAAACTGTGTTGAAGATGGATATACTTTTAGTCGTGAAGAATACAATAAGGCCGTTATCCAGGTTTTGCCAACTGTTGATACAAATGAAACAACAGCAACTCGTGCATGGCAATATTCAACAACAAGACTAAATCGTTTGCCACAACGAATAAATATTAGCGAACTAACAGAATTTGGACAAACAACACCAACAAATGGTGGTGGTGGTCCATTGATTCAGGCTCCAACTAATGCATCTAATGGTATTATTAGATCTGAATCAGATCGTGGAAATATAAACTATCAATCAGATCTATATCCAAAAGAATCTGAAGAAATTTATCCAATACAGGAGATTCCAGTGCTAAGTATGACTTATTTAGGTCTGCAATGGCTAGCGGAATAAGGAAGGAGTAATAAATGTTTACTACTACAACACAAGTAAAAACAATAACAGGCAAAATAGTAACTGCTGGTCTTATAGAAAGAGCACAGTATGCTATTGAAGCCTATGTTGGCAAATTTGAGGCTGAAGTTACTGATACTAAAGACCTAGAAATTCTTAAGAGAGCGGTAGCATATCAAGCAGCATATATGCTTAATAATGAAGATATTGTTTTTGAACAAATGTCTGTGTCAACAACAATGCAAAATGATGCTTCAACAACATTTAAGTCAGGCGATTCTGTTTCACCATTCATTGCGCCTATGGCTGTAATGGTTTGTTCTAAGTTGTCTTTTATTAAGTCTAGATCAATTAAGACTGGTAAAATTGCACCAACACTTACATTTCCAGATTGGACAACAATATGAAACCATTAGCATATAGTAGATATAAATATTCTGGAGAATTTTATAAATTTGTAAGAACTACTGTTGGCTCAACTTCATCATTAAGTTATTATTTTGTTGGCAATATTGCACTTACTGCTGGTTTGGCAAAAACAGGACAATTAACAATTCGTGCTGACCAACCAATAGCAATAGGTTCGTTAATTGCAAACATAAAAGATTCAAACGGAAATTTAATTCTTGATGATGCTATTTGGCAAATAAGTGGTCTTGAACCAATACTTAATGCTTTTAATACTATCGAAGGTTATAGAATGAAAGCAGTTAAATATCAAGGAACTCTATAATGGGTTTATTTAGTTTTATAGACGACATTAAAGATATTTATGACGCACAAGAAATTATTAATGAAGGTTTGCAAGCGGCTTTAGATACAATGGAAAGCATGATATCAAACGAAGGACAAAGATCTGTTTTTGATTCAGCAATTGCTCCAGCCTTTGAAGATGCTGCACAAGCATCACCAGAAGATGGCTGGGATACCGTTAGTGCTGATCCATATTCAGATTTTATGGGAGAGATTTGTGAAGCGGGAAATCAAATCATGGAAGAAAGTTATGAATACGCACAAGAAGTATTGGCCGATGAAGAATCTTATGATGAGGATGAATTTGACCCAGAAACTGGAGAATTCTTTGGTTGACAACAGTTTGTCAAACTGCTATAATTAATACATCACCATCCTAGTGTGATATTTTGGGTTCTACTAAGGTTACTATCTCTCACCTGGTGGGACCCAAACCCTATTTGACAGACCCTTTAATCATATGTTATAATTGATGGTATAGAAAGGGTGCAAATGGAACTAAATCTCATCGTAGCCATACGAGATGCTAAGGGACTGAGTGTTTGTCAAAAGTCAATTCTCTATTCCTTGGCCAGCAGAGGCGATCAGGCCTATCCAAATCAGTCATTATTGATGGAAGATTCTGGCATAGGTAGTAGAAACACATTAATTAAGACTATTAAGGATCTGGAAAAGTTGGGTTGGCTTACCGTTACCAAGAAAAAGCACGGAACCAATCAATATAAAAACAACCGTTATAAAGTCCATATCCCTAATATGAATAAAGTAGGTACCAAAACTGACGAAACATTAGTCATTTTAGATACACTAAAGATAAATAAAGATAAAAGAAAGATAAACATATCAACTAAAAACCAAGGAAAAGCAATGCTTAAACATACAAGCATTACCTCTTTCCTGGCTGAAGCGCCCGTTTCGGGCGTATATAAGGATAACAACAATGGATAAACAAAACACAGATTATTGTAATGGATGTGCAACGGTTTGGGTTAGTATTTTAGAACTAGATAATTGTACATATTGCAATAAACCAATAAAAGAAAAGGTAAACAAAGATAATGAATAAAGAATATAATATAGTATATTGTAAACCATGCAATGCAGTAAAAATAACAGAAGATGACAAATCTTGCCTAATTTGCGACGGGCCATCAGAAGTCATAGGCTTTGAGCACCAGGTAATACAAGACATTTTGGCGGTAGAAAATGAGGGCTAGAGGTCGTTTATTTAGAGAAAAATGTCGCTGTGGTAATTGGTCTAAATTGGAAGGTTTAGACAAGAATGGCCAAAGAAGGTGGAGAAACAGGTGTGAGGTTTGCCGTCAAAAGGCCTGGGAGCACAGAAAAGATTATTGTGAGCATTGTAATAAAAAGTGGGAAGGTGGAAAAAAGTTTGACGTTGATCACATCGACGGTAATCCATCAAACAACGACCCATCAAATCTACAAACACTGTGTAGAAAATGTCATTCAGAGAAAACAAAGGAGGATGCAAATGCAAAGAAGATGCTCAAGATGCAAGGTATTTAAAGATGGAACGGAGTTTTATTATTCCTTAAAATATACTTACTACTATTGTAAGTCATGCTATAAGGTTTTAAATAGACAAAATATAGAACGACGCATGGAGAATCCTCCTACAATCGTTAGAACCCATAAGGTTTGTGTGATGTGTAAGGAAGATAAGCCAATATCTCAGTATGGTGTAAATAACCAGAGAGCAGATAAGCGTCATTCTTATTGCAAGCCTTGCTGGATTATTTATGTAAAGAAAGCACAAAAGAAAAGGCAGAATCTGCTATAATAGTATAGCCTGGTCTGCAGGCATCGGTTACCCACCATTGTGGTGGAAGGTTTTTTTGGTCACCTCTTTCTCACCTTCCACCACTTTTTAATGCTATAATTGATACGATGCATAAACTAGGCAAATTTCGCAGGGAACTGAGGAAGAAATGATACTATTTCCATACGCAGGAGAAATAGAATACAAAGAGGGAA